AAGCTGGAACTGGAGAACACCAAAAGCGCAGTTCTGGGAGATCAAAAAGAGGCCCAGGTAGCCGCTAAAATAAAGGATGACCTGGCAGAGAACGGAATAACTGGATTCGTTGACAAGGCCGGGAATACCTGGAACATGAGCCGCTACATAGAAGTCCTGGCACAGGAATCCACAATGCAGAGCTTCAGAGAAGGCATAACAAACCGCTTGCAAGAAAAGGCCCAAGACCTCGTGTTCATTCCAGCACATTCAGGAAGCTGCAAAAAATGTGCAGAGTTTGAAGGCAAGATGTACTCTCTATCAGGAAATGATGAAAAATATCCTCCTCTGAGCGAAGCGATAGATGGCGGCATGTTTCATATAAACTGCACTCATTACGTTGAAGCTTATAGAAATATGGCCGAATAATAATAATAATCATCATAATAAGTTGACGCCGGACTAGTGTTACAGTTCCAAATTAACATATCAATACCCCGCCGTCCTTATCAACAACAATTCCTCCAGCCATTTTATCCATTTTGTACTTCCATTTAAATATTGTTGGAGTTTCATTCATATCGTCGATATACTGACTCATGCGATCCTTCAACTCTTCTTTGGATGATACACGAATCCCTCTCAGCATGCTTCGAGTCATTTTGCTGAATAGGCTCTCGATTATATTTAGCCATGAGGCATGTTTTGGTGTAAAGACAAAATGAAAGCGTTGCGGAACTGTTTTGAGATATTCCTTAGTTTCCTTAGATGTATGCACGCTAACATTGTCAAGAATAATAATTATCTTTATATCTTTTAGATAGGCGGAATCGACACATTTTAAGAATTCAATGAACTCCCTACTTCTATGCCTATCGAATATCCTATAATGAACTGTCCCGGTTAAGAGATCAATTCCTGCAAGCAGAGATATTGTGCCGTGCCTTATATATTCATAATCGCGGGAAAGCGTGGCATATTTGCCTAATGCAGGCATTAGATCGGGATATTTATTTTCAATAGCTTGAATTCCCGGCTTTTCATCGTATGAAATGATAACCATATCAAGCGGCTTATTCTCTTTGGACATCTGTTGAAGCAATTCCACCTGCTTGTAGGTATGTAGTACAACCACGCTCTTTGGCTCAAATTCTGGATCAATTGGGGCAAGGTAAGACGAAATTTTATGGGGCTTTACGTTGCTCGCGCCAAGTATTTTCGAGACTGTACCACGAGATAACTTTGATAATTCTGGGAACCCATTATCCAAACAATGATTCCTGATATGTCCTGCTAATAAACTTTGTGTCCATAATTCATATGGATATCCGTGGTCTAGTGGTTTTGAGCAAGCAAGAGCTAGAATCCATGTTCTTGCGCCAGATGATATTTTTCGCGGTCTGCCACTTCTTGGGAGATCTTCCAGCGCCGGATAAATTCCATAAGCAAAGGCCTTGTCAATCGTACGCTCAACTTTGGGCCGATTGGTGTCTAAGTCTCGCGCAATTTGCGAAATTGATTTGCGTTCAAAGTATCCAAGAAGGATCTTGGCACGCTCGACTGCTCTCTCTGGTAGCGTTCTTGACTTGCTAGCTTTATTAAGGTATTCAAGCTCTTCTTCAGTTAACTGCAAAGCAGGGCGTTCACTCACAAATGGCATGATATTGGATTGAGTACCAGGTATTAATATATTGCCATGTTATTTTGGAAGCTGAACACTAGATCGGCGGGTGATATTTTTTTGGTTCAAGTAGGTCACAGGAGCCTCAATTCCTGGGAGAATTCCTATGGCAGGTAATCCAGCATCGGCACCACAGGTGCCACCAGCGGGCACGCCTCCCGCGAATACACCAGCAGGCGGGCAAGAACTTCAACCACCATTCATTATGAATCAGGAACAGTTCAATGCTCGGTGGGGTGCGAAGCATGGAGAAATTGAAAAAGAGCTTGGAATGTCAATTGACGATGCTATTGACTTCATCAAGGCCAACAAGAAGCCTCCAGAAAACAAAACCGAGAAGCTGGAAGGGCCTGATTTGAAAATAGCCAAGATGGAAGCTCTAATGTTTGCCAAGGTTCCAAGCGAAAAAATACCTGGGCTTATTTCGAGGGTTCAGGGGTCCAACAAGACAGAGATTGAGGCGGATATTCAGCAGATGATCACGGACGGCTATATCACTCTTCAAGCTCTGCAGCCTTTGCAGCAACCGCAGAACCAGCCTCCGAACGCTGCCCAGGGAGCGGGCAATCCTGGCGTGCCTGGCATTCCGGGAAAGAAAACCTGGAAGCGTTCTGAAATCAAGAACATGAGTCGTGAGGATCATCTCAAAAATAAGGATGAGATCTTTGCGGCAATGCGCGAAAATCGAATTACAGAGGACTGATAGATGATAGACAACTTTATCCCGGAATTTTGGGCGAGCATCGTTCTGGAGGCCGCTCAAAAAGGAATGGTTTATGCTCAGGACAAAGTAATCAACAGGAATTACGAAGGCGAATTTGCAGCTAAAGGAGACACTGTACACATAATCGGCGTAGGTGATGTAACAGTCGTAGATACGGCAGATGGAACCGACCAAGCTGAAGGAGATGAGATGCTCGATGCAGACACAATCCTCACCATTAGCCAGGATAAGACCTTCAGGTTCCTCGTCTACGATAAACAGAAGAAGCAGGCCGGGGGAGACATTCTCAGCCCATACATGAGGCGCGCTGCCTACCGCATCAAGGACGCCACGGATCAGTATGTTGCCGGCATGTATGTAGACGCTTCAAGCGCAAACAAAATAGGGACTGATGCCTCGCCAAAGGTGCCTAACACCACGGCCGGAGATGCTCAGAACGTCTTCAATCTAATTGAGGATTGCAGCGTGCTTCTCTCCAACAACAATGTTCCAACAGATGGCAGATGGATGATTGTGCCACCCTGGTTCAGTGGTCTCATAGTGAAAGACTACCACCGTGAAGGTGCTTCAGCCCCAGGGTTATCTGAGATAGCGCACCTAACCGGCAAGATAGCGCACATTGCAGGATTTGACATTCTGGAGAGCAACAACGTTCCCAACACTTCTCTGACCAAGTACAAGATCATGTTTGGCAATGACGACGCCATAACCTTTGCCGATAGCCTGGCAGGTATCGAGCCTTTGAGGCATCAAAAGAGATGGGCTGATATCGTGCGTGGCCGCCATGTCTACGGAGGAAAAGTTGCATATCCTGATAATCTGGGTGTGCTGACCGTCAATTCGAGCTAAAGAGGTGAAATAAATGGCGAGAACCGCAATACCTGGAAACAGTCTGGCGGGCGCTTTTGCTGCTCGTGCAACTCCCACAACGTTAGACAAGCCAAATGGCCATTCACTGGGGCCGTTCGATGGAAATAAGCTCATTTTGCTTTTCCATCTATCTGCCGCCACGGCAGCCGACACGATCACATTAAAAGCAGGTGTGAATCCGCCGGCAATAAGGGCAGGAATTGGTGATCAGGTCTATACTTGTGCAGGGGGTGCTGCTGAGATCGTTATTGGCCCTATCGAAAATGCCCGATTCAAGCAGTCAGATGGAAAATTCTGGATAGACCTGGCCGGAGCGACAATAGCAGGTACAGTGGAGGCATACGTACATAGCTGAGATAGCTATTATTTTTTTTTATGATAATAAATGACGAAATTGGTGTGAGGATCTATGGGCTGGTTATCTGGATATGCATATCGGGCGAAAATACCCTGCACGGCAACAGCAGCAGGAGCGCAGACCGATTATGCCAAAAAAATAGCAGTAATTAAAGGCTCAGGCAGCAATTCAGCCGGGACGATTTACCTAAACAACCATGCCCTAAACTGGCCGAATGATATTCGCTTCACTAAATCAGATGGAACATCCCTCTTGGATCATTACAGAGAAGAGTATGATGCATCGGACGGGACATGGTGGATTGAGCTGGACTCAATAGCATCAAGTGGAGATACTGATTTTTATATCTACTATGGAAAGTCAAGTGATTCAGACGGGAGCAATGGAGATAACACGTTTATCTTCTTTGACGATTTTGAGAATGGAAATTTCAATAGATGGACGAGCGTGTCATCAGATGATTGGTCTGTACAGAGTACCGTTAAATCTGAAGGTTCATATGCCGCCAAAGGTGTTTATGGGGCTGGGAGGATTCTTTCAAAAGATATATCTCCAGGAAAGTCCATTTTAGTCCACCAGAAACTCAGAGTGGATTCTGTTGTGTGGGGATTTTATCCTGATTATATTGTTTGTGGAGCCGCTGGCGCATTGTATGCATTAGCAACTTTCGCAAATTATTTTAAGTATTATCCCGGTGGCAGTTATACAAATTTACCCACGGCAACAGCCTATAGCACATCAACATGGTATTCTGCAGACGTAGCTATAGATAATGCCAATCAACTATTTAGGTGGTGGATTGATGGAGCGTCAAAAGGATCATCCGACCTAAAAAATGCAGGCGGAACAACTATAGGCACTACAGATTATGCAACATGTCTCAAATGCATATCTGACGCCAATAGTGGAGGTATAGGCTATATTGATCAGCTATGGGTTCGGGCCTATGCCTATCCCGAGCCAGCATGGGCAACACCAAATAGCGAGGAAGCAGCATCGGCAGGGAGCATCAATATTGGGCTAATTGGCTCAGGTCTATGTGGTGGTGAAAGGGGGCTTATAAATTGAACTATTTAGGAGATTTTGCATCTCAGGCAAATGTGATCTGCTATTTCAACACCCATAAAAGCGATGGGACACCAATAACATTAGCCGGAACACCAGCAATTAGCGTATATAAAGATGATGGCACCACAGAAACAACAACAGGGCCTACATTAACAGTAGATTTCGATAGCAGAACGGGAGCACATTGTGCAAAAATAGTAACTACGGATGGATTTTATTCGTCGGGCCATGATTACAAAATAATGATAACATCAGGGACTGTTGACGGCGTAAGTGTGGTGGGAACTGTTGTAGGAGAGTTCTCGATTGAAAATAGATCTGCATTAAGACCAACAGCAGCAGGCCGTACACTCGATGTAGCAAGCACAGGAGAGGCAGGACTTGATTTCAGCAACAGGCTGGACACAACAGGCATATTGCCCAATAATGCAGCAGGAGCATCCGGTGGGGTTGCAATTGTCGGCTCTAAAATGGATATAGCCGATTCGCCTTCATCTACTGGGGTGGCTGTCATTGTATCTGCAATGTGGGATAAACTTACATCTGGGATCATAACCAGCGGCAGCATAGGCAAATTGATTAAAGATTATTTGGATGCAACCATAAGCAGCAGATCCACCTATGCAGGCGGGGCCGTGGCCTCAGTCACAGCTGCAGTAACTCTGGCCACCGACCAGGCCGTGAATTGTACTAAGTGGAACAGCCATGCGGTTTTAGAAGTAGTCAATGGCTCGCCGGTTGTCACCCTAGGAGCAACACAGGCGGCGTATGCTCCAGCCAAAGCCGGTGATGCGATGGCATTGACAGCAGCCGCGATAGATGCAGCTTGGGACGAAATCTTGAGTGGTCATGTAGGAGCCGGATCTGTAGGAAAAGCGATCACAGATATCCTGGCATTTGGAGCACCGCCTACCGGTGCTGCAATTGCAGATATTATATGCGATGAGGTCATTAGCACTGGCCATTCAGTAGCAAACAGCCTGGGAAAGATAATTTACGACAACGTAAATGCACCAATTGCGACGGTAGATACGGTTGTCGATGCCATCAAAGCAAAGACAGATAATCTGCCGGCAAGCCCGGCAGCCGTGGGCTCAAAGATGGACATTGCAGATTCACCATCATCAACAGGAGTGGCTGTAATTGTTTCTGCAATATGGGATAAGCTCACGTCAGGAATAACCACCAGCGGAAGCATAGGGAAGCTGATCAAGGACTACCTCGATGCAGCAGTAACCACCAGGGCCGCGGCCTCTACAGCGCTCAGCACATCCGTTTGGACCAGCGGGAGAGCGGCATTGCTTGACTTCCTGGATGCACTTGTCTCGTCTAGGCTCGCAACATCAGGCTATACAACTCCACATACTAAAGACCAAATAGCTGATCAGGTCTGGGACGAGCAAATGAGTGGTCACACAGCAACAGGCAGCGCAGGCAAAACATTATCAAGCGCTTCCGCACCCTCTGTCTCAGAGATAGATGCTCAGCTCTCAGGCAATCATGGGGCCGGGGCCTGGGGGGCATCAGCAGTGGGCACAATTGCTTACCCAGATCCAGAAGTGCCTTTCTTGGATGAAAACGGGGATCCCATGGTAGGCGTAAAAGTGGAAGCCTTCAGCAATTCGGCCAGGACGGCTTTAGTAGACGTGCAGACCACAGATGTTAATGGCAACTTCCAGTTCCACCTAAACGCAGGAGAATACTGGTTTAGGGCCAGCTTATTGCAGCACGTCAGTTATGAATGGGCCGAGGAGTTAGGAGGTGTGGAATGAGCTTTACCCTAGTAGATATCCCAAACACGCCGACATTAGACGCCTACGTGACTCTGGCCGAGATGGACACCTACTTTGCCGGAAACAACCGGGCCACAGCACTTTTAGCACTCACTGTAGCCCAGAGGACATCTCTTCTGAACCAGGCCACATTAGCCATTGACAGCACCCCATTTAGAGGTACAAAATACGACACGAGCATAATTGCAGGCATACCTAATCAGAAGAGGGCCTTTCCTCGCATAATCGACGGCGTAACCCTAGACTACAACAGCATTACAAGCCTGGCAATAGTGCCCCAGGTGGTCGAATACGCCTGCATGGAAGAGGCTTTAGCGATCCAGCAGGCAGGAGTAGGAGGGAGAAAGCAGTTACAAGACGAAGGCGTGCAGTCGTTTACATTGGCCGGGAAACTATCAGAATCTTTTGTACCAGGGGCCGGGGCCTGGTCTCTGCAAAGCAAAACAGCCAGGCAGCTCTTGCGGCCTTACATGGGATCGAGAATCAGGTAAGATCAGTGCTACAGTGATGGATTTAGGTGTCCGGAGGATGCATGAACACAGAACCACTAACAGAGAGTCGAGATATAACTTTAGGGATGATTTGGGAGAGGCTGGATCATTTAATCGATTCAAACACGAAAGAGCATGCAAAGATCACAGAACGATTAAATGAGAATGATAAAAACGTATTCATATTAAAGTTCTCCAGGTGCGCTTATACCTGGCTCGATAACAAAGGTGTGGTAAAGTGGGCTGCCTGCCTATGTGCTGTGGGTATTGTTGATTTCTGTGTGAGGCACATTTCTTTTTAGGGGGAAACTATGGGGTTACTGGATGCATACGAAAAAAGCATGGGCGAATCTGTCACCTGGAGGCACAAAACCGGCGTGGATGTTAATGTCGATCCGGTATATTCCGACTCGACTATCACAGTTTTGTGGTACGAGGAAGTCAAGTCATTCCAGGGCGAGGACGGCAGGCAGTTGCAACAGATTGCATTCATCTTGACATCCAGCTCGATAGAGAAAGATGATCTGATCACTCGTGGGGGATTCTCCTGGCCGGTGATTGGTCTTGGCAAAGATCCGAGCATGGGACCGGAACAGATGAGGAAGGCGTATCTCGGGCAGTTCATGATTTGAGGAAATGATGACCGGCTACACACCGTTAGAAAATTTGCTTGCCGCCTTAACAGGCAATTCGGCACTCATGACAATGGTTGGCTCCAGGATCTACAAAAACAAGGCAATCTCAGCCAGCGCGGTAGACATTTATGGAGATCCTGCAAAAAGTCAGATTTCATGTGAGCTGTCGGACCTCTGCGGCCAGATCCTTTCTGCAGATCAAATATTCGTTGTAGATATCAGGACCAGAAAAGAAACTGCGGGAGATGGGGGGGCTGAGTATTGCGCTCAGATTGCAGATGCAGTGCGTGCCATCCTCGATGATGGCTTTACCGGGGCGACTGTAACTAAGATTTATGGTGTTGTGGCATTTGACGGTACAATCAAAGGTTACAGGTGCAAGCTACAGGTATCCTGTCATGTTAAAAGCAGTTTCACACTTACAGTCACGCCCTCTCTGGCCAGCCCACAGGCCGCAACAAGTGAGATCGTCTTTACGGCCATCGCATCTCCTAGCCTGGGGCTTGAATACAGGTTCCTCCTAAACGGCCCTGGTTCTGGTGGAGTTACTCGTGATCTGTCTGGCTGGCAGTCTCGAAATAGCTTTACCTGGAGGACAACGGCAGCGGATGTCGGAACATCTACACTCTATGTAGAGATTCGGGGTGGCGTAAATAAAGGGGCAGCAGATCAATCCACCTCTGTAAGTTATACCATCTCCGCCACTTCTGCCGGCACAGGCACGGCGCCGGAGATTACCAGCTTAACGCCCAGCCAGGCCAGCCCCCAGGTGGAGCAGACCAAGATCGATTTTATCTGCGTGGCCGCAGATGCAGATAGCGATAACCTTTATTATCGCTTCTTCCTGACGGGTCCAGGCACAGCCAGCGTTAAGAAGCTCGTGCAGGATTGGAGCCACAAGAACGCCTGGCAGTGGCAGCCCCAACATGTGGACGTAGGCGCAAGCACCATTGAAGTCCAGATCCGGGACGGCCTGCATGCCGTAGAAGGCAGCTATGATGCAAATGCAACTGCATCGTTTACCATTACTGCTGCGCCTGGATCAGGCACTGGCTCAGCCCCAACAATCACCAGCTTAACGCCAAACCTGGCCAGCTCAAGGCCTGCAGGCACTCTTATTGATTTCATCTGCATAGCAGCCGATGCAGACAGCGATCCTATCCAATACAGATTCTATCTCACCGGGCCGGGAACTGCATCAAAGAAAAAACTTGTCCAGGACTGGGGGAGAAGGAATTCATGGGAGTGGAACCCACGCGCCGAAGATATAGGCAGCAGCACCATTGAGGTACAGATCAGAGACGGATTTCATGCAGAAGTGGGAAGCTATGACGCAAATACGACAACCAGTTACACCATAACCGCAGCCGACACTGGTGCTGGCACCAAGCCCACCATAACCAGCTTGACGCCTTCCCTCAGCAGTCCGAGAGGCCAGGGAACCGAGCTGGACTTCATTTGCATTGCAGCAGATGTGGATTCGGATGCGATTCTCTATCGCTTCTTCCTCACAGGACCGGGCACAGCCTCCACGAAAAAGATTGTCAAGGATTGGAGCAAGATAAATTCATGGCAGTGGACTCCTGGGGCGGGGGACATTGGCAGCAACACCATCGAGGTGCAGGTTCGAGACGGTAATAACGCGGGCGATGGCGGTTATGATGCCACTTCAAACATAACTTTTACAGTATCTTCAAACACGGCACCAACGATCACAGATGTCTATGTCAACGAACCAGGAGACCCATTTGTAGATGACAAAATCCACGTGGTAGCAACTGCTACAGATACCAACGGGGATCTGATTCTTTACAAGTTCTGGCTCTATCGAGAAACCGTGGGCGCCTCCTGGGAGCAGCTCACCGGATGGCAGACTGAGAACTGGATTATGTACCAGATCGATCGCATGGACTATGAGACGATCTCCATCAAATGCCAGGTCCGGGACGGAAAGCATGCAGGAGAGGAGGGTTTCGATGCAGAGGCGGATGTTGCAATCACTGTGCGAAGAGCTGCGATTACCTCAGTAACACCCAGCCTGGCCAGCCCGCAAGCTCATGAGAATACCATTGTGTTCTCAGTGCTGGCAAATAAGACCTCAAAGATCTATTATCGCATCTGGCAAAAGGGACCTGGAACGGGCAATGCCTGGCGAGATATGACCGGCTGGCAGACTAAAAACTCCTGGAGCTGGAGAAGCCTGGCATGTGATGTTGGAACTAACTATGTGCGTGCTGAGGTCTGCGACGATGCCGAGTCCTGGGATGATGCAGATACAACGAGCAGGCGAACAGATACGACTTATACCATCTCGTGAGGCGATGTGTGGTGGTACTACTGCATTTAGGAAGGACGGGGTGCAGGGGCAGAGAATCCCCGCCTCTTCAGAGGTGGGATGAATCGTGCCCCGCGGTTATTTCCTGTGGACCAACAACTATATTAGGCAATGAAGCCTATTAACTGATAATGCCTAAAGTGTTTCGTTATAGATTGAAGCCCACAAAGTCGCAGGTTGCAATATTGAACCGGCAACTTGATCTATGCAGGTGGACCTATAATCAGACACTTGCTTTGCGGAAGAACGCCTGTGAGAGTGAAGATCGATCCATAAGCTACTTTGAATCTAAGAGAATGCTTCCCATCTGGAAAGAATCCAAACCAGAGCTATCGGAAGTCTATTCTCAGGTTCTTCAGGAAGCTGTTCAAAGGGTAGACCTGGCTTTCAAATCGTTCTTCCGAAGGGTCAAGGCAGGAGAAGAACCAGGTTATCCGAGATTCAAAGGCAGAAACTGGTATGACAGCTTAACGTATCCTCAAAGTGGTTTCACGTTCAAGGATAACGTTTTGCATCTTTCCAAGATAGGAGATCTAAAGGTTTGGTTGCATAGGAAAGTTGAAGGAACCATTAAGAGGCTGACCATAAGAAGATCAGCTACCAAAAAATGGTATGTCTCATTCTTGGTAGAAGATGCACCCAAAGATGCCGTACCAGATTCCGAAAAAGCAGTAGGCATTGACGTGGGGATATCCAATTTTGTCGTTCTGTCAGATGGTACTTTTGTAGCAAACCAAAGATATCTAGCAGCTTGTGAAGAGAAACTTTCCACGGAACAAAGCAAGAAAGATAAACTCCCCCATAGATCACCTGAGCGCAGAAAGGCCGCCAAGAAAGTCAGTCATATCTATGAACGACTTGGTAATCTCCGAGATAACTTTGCTCACCAACTCAGCCATCAGATAGTGAACGATTATGGCATAATCTGCCTGGAAGATATAGATATCAAGAACCTCATTGAAAAGAAACCTTACATGGCTAAGAGCGTGCTGGATGCAAGCTGGAATAGATTTCGGACTTACGTTACGTACAAGGCTGAAAGTGCCGGTCGTAAAGTGGTCCTGGTCAATCCTGCCTATACATCTCAGATGTGCTCAGGCTGTGGTTCAATCGTAAAGAAGGGTCTCGCGGAAAGAGTCCATAATTGTCCTAGATGTGGGTTGGTCATGGATCGAGATCTCAACGCTTCAAAAAATATTCTCAGACTGGGACTACAGTCTGCGGCGAAAGCCTAGATGCTCGCGACTTCAGTCGTGGGAGTGGTCACGAGTTCTCGTTATGGTTTTTCTGATCGGCAAACTTAATGCTTGGGATGCGAGTGCCACGGATGGCCTGAACTGCAAAGGCTTTTCGGGCGTGGGCTCGGACGGAGAGTATAATTACTACACTCCTTACCACAACGGCAACGCCTACCATGGCATTATCCTGCGCCAAAAGATTTTTGGTGTCTTCAAAGATGCGAGCTCCTGGGAGGCTTATGACGCCGGGTTTGTCGATGGTCTCACCACCAAGGGCTATTTCGGCAATCCCATTTTCGATGGGCAGTTCATGTATTTCACGCCGAATAATAACGGCTCAGTCTCGGGCATAGTTCTGCGCTACGACACCACGAAGCCGTTTAAATCTTCGACCTCTTGGGAAGCCTATAATGCCGGATCCGTCGATAGCCTAACCACCAAAGGCTTCAGGGGTGCGGTCTTTGACGGGCAATTTGTCTACTTCGTGCCTTATCACAATGGAGCCTACAACGGCATAATCTTGAGGTACGACACCACGAAGCCCTTTAAGTCTTCGACCTCTTGGGAGGCTTACGACCTGGGGGGCATGGCCGGCGGGGCGGCAAAAGGCTACTGGGGTGCAGTGGTCCTTGAAAACTTCATTTACTTCTCCCCCTATCAAAATGCAGCTTCAACTTACCATGGCCAGATTTTGCGTTATGACATGACCAGGCCCTTCAAGTCCGCCGCAGCCTGGGTGGTCTTTAATGCAGCTACTGTTAGCGCAAACTGCAAGGGCCTGGGAGCTCCTTGCACAGATGGCCAGTTTGTCTATTTCCCCAATGCCGTTTATGGCCTGATTTTGAGGTACGATTCGACGTTACCTTTTACTGATTCTGGTTCTTATGCGACTTTTGACATAGCGAACCTGTCAGAAAATACAGAAGTGCATAATTCCTGTTGTGTGCAGGGGCATTACATTGCATTCTCGCCCTCTCGCTATACGCTTCTTGTCTATGACACGGAAAAGCCCTTCAGTGATTCCGGTTCATGGACTGAGAAAGAAGTGGCTGGAGCGGACAATTCCGATATTTGGGGGTTTCTCGGATCCTATTCGGATCCCAATTATGTTTATTTCGCTCCTTATCAGCAGTATGCCAGCTTAGCATCCTCGGTGCATGGCACTGTTTTAAGGGGCAGAATAGACCCTTGTCCCTCTCAAGTATTCCCTAGTCCTGCTGAGGAGAATTTTTCTGAGTACATGCTTGATGATGTTGGAGATTACCTCTCCGTTTCCTCTGGTCGAGTCTCTGCGGTGGGAATGGAGCCGGATATAGTTGCATTGCTTTACCAGGATTACAACAAAGATTGCTTTGACGGTTTCGACATTCGATTTGATCTGAGGATTAGCTCGATTGTCACCTATTCGGATGAAGGCGATTACGGGGAGATGTGCACCTTGAGCCTCTCCAACCGGCACAGCAGTTACGATCCGTCCTTAACTGACGCAAATGATCCTTGCATCTGCTTTGTGGCTGAATTTGCAGCGGACCGGAGACTTGACGGCCTCTATCTGTACCTCTGCAAGATCTACACTACGGGCACAGGCTACTCGATTTCGACCGGAACAACCTATTATTGCAAATTGACCAGGCCGGATGGGGGGAATACCGTAACCTTGCGCATCTACTCAAACGCAGCCCGCAGCACCCTCTTAGCTACATTAACTGAATCGGGTTTCCCCACGGCCTTAAAATGGCGCTACATTTACGCCATGCGTGGATCGGATTCGGGCGAATGGCAAGCGAGCTACTATCTGGAAAATTTGAACGTGGTTTCATATTGAGGTGCAGATGGCCGAAACAATAGAATGCCCGAAACATCAGGCCTGGCTGTTCTTGCACTGCGCCAAAGAAGGAGCTTGCGAGAAATGCCTGCAGCTGGACGGCTGGTTCTATTTCCAGGGGAACCATGATGATCCATATCCTATTTCGCAGCATGAGAAGTGCCGCTGTTATTGGAATGATTTCTTGATTGAAGGGCTTTACCGCTTCCAGCGAGAAGAGATGCTCACCCAGCATCAGGAGCTTCGAGATGGATATGATAAGGCTGTTGCAGATATCGCTTTTAGGGAATATGATATTGCAGAGTTAACAATAACCCTGGATTCTCAAAAAGAAGATAAGGAAACACAGGATCAAGCAGCAGAGACATTCCAAAATTCCGCAGATCGCCTCATCGCGGAGGCCCAGGAGATTATTGATAGCAACGACGAATTAACACCGGAGCAACAGGATTACGTTGACGAGCTGCTCTTATTAGCATCGGACGAATTAAGTAAGGCCGAGGATGCCATAGCACAGGCAGACGCTTTGCAAAAGGAGATTTTCGTCACAGAGCGCCTCATCCAGAATCAGGAGGATCTGAAAGATGCAGCAGTGTACCAGAAGAACGAGTACGACCAGAAATTAAAGGAAGTAGAGCCCTGTCTCTCCCTGCGGTGCATCGAGGATGAAGTCGAGGCGATGGCAGGAACACGACTCATTATGAACTTCTAGATTTGCTCGACTTTTTGGATTGATCCCTCCTCTCCCCCTCCCCGGACCCCACCCTCTCTCCTCGGTATCACGGCCGCGGCGGCGGGATAGCCGGGAGTGCGAGAGGCGCCGTTTCCGGCAGGCCGGAATAATTTCCTAGATTCTTCAATTTAAACGGGCTCAAGGCAGAAAACGAGAGCATCTGACTCTTTGTTTCTACCGCAAATCACCGTATATCCCGTTAAGCTCGAATCCTCAGATTCATCAATTGATAGTCCACCCATTGAATACGTTAGCACGTACCTTGTATTTGCCTGCATATCCAATGTATCGAAATACTGCCAATCCCAATTGCTCTCTGGACCATGTGCCCATTGGATATTATAGGTCCCTGGGGACATCATATTTTGGCAAGATTCTGATTGCCCAAGGGGATTGGGTTCAAAGGGACCATAGTAGTTGGGGCAGATTCCTGCTTGTGCTTCCACACAAGGGAATAAAGCTAAGATTAGCGAGGCAAGTAACATTACCCACATGGATTTGATAGTGTTCTTATAGATTGAAATCCCTCCGTATCGTTTAATGCTTATAGAATATAGAAAAACCTTTTGATCACAATTGTTAATCCTTTCCTGAGCGAAAGAGCAGATGGCCGCAGCTCTGACAGATGCCGTCTTTCACCAGCATCTTTGGGCAGCATGTGCCAGGGCCTGGATGGATGTTGGTCTCGTGCTCTTCTGGATCTGGCATTTCTCCTCTCCCCCTCCCCGGACCCCACCCTCTCTCCTCGGTGTCACGGCTGCGGCGGCGGGATTAGCCGGGAGTGCGGGAGGTGTCGTTTCCCGCAGGCCGAAATAATTTCGTGCTTCATGGCCTACTCAGCGCCCAACAGCACGCTTACGATCTATGGAGGCACGGATTACAGCCGGGCCAACTCCCGGATCATCGAGCCCGAGGAAGCGCAATCGTTATAAATATTGATCAGTGACAATGTGATCGCTTGATTTGGTAAACAGGGTCTCCATGGCTGAAAAGTCGTGGCTCAATTGAAACTTTCGGAAAATGAGTATGTTCGATTTCCTTTGCTGGATAAAGTGCGGTCTCTCAAGCGCCTTCTTGCATTTCACGACATAATGCTACTCCGTCCTTGCTCAGCGCATAAGTCATCTCTCCTCGGGTTGGATGCATTAAGACATATCCCAAGCTTATGAGCTTACGCAATGCTTTTTTAACCTCTCGTCCTGCCTCTGTGTGTCTGCGGGCGAAGGCCTTCTCTGGGACGTGAGCAGACTTGCTCATCTTGCATGCCCTGCAAATGCTGAGCAAAACGGCTCTATCAAATTCCATCAGCACGCTTAACAGAATATTCTAAATCTATTTAATAGTTTCTAATACAGAGAAAATGAACTTGAAAATACGGATAAGATATTCCAATATATTGATATACTTACAGAACGCTATTAGTAAGCATGCAGTCAAAAGCAAGACGTCCTGCAATCGAGAGAGCAAGGGACGCACGGCTGGAGAGGGGCGGCGATACCGATTATGAGCTATATGAGCTGATTAGCGAACACTCTGGACAGGGCGCTTATGAGCTCTCTAAGCTGAATGGCTGGACTGCAGGCCGCACGCACTCATCAATATTGCGATTGGAGAAAAAAGGGCTCGTATCTGTGGAGCGTATTGTGCAAGGTGGGAGGACAAAGCTTGTAGTTCGCCCCAGGCCCTGGCAGGAGTTCTTCACTCCAGAGGAGCTTGAAGAAATGCGCCAGCCCGGATACTTCGATGAAGTCGAGAAAATGGTGAAGCGGACAGAGGACTGAAGGGCCACATAATGGCATCCTCTCATTAAGGGGAAATCACTGGGGCGGACATCGCTGAAGAGTCGTGGCCCAATTGAAACGCCCATGAGCCCAGGCAGGGGCTCACACGTGGCAGATGGGAAACAAGATCTACCGACATGATAATTCAGTTTCCCATGGGAAACGCTTAGCCGAGCTTTTATGTCTTCCTGCAGTACATCCAGCTCTGCGGTGGCCGGATGCGCAGTTCCACCGGGCGTATCCTGTGGGCTCTTTTGATGCTGATTGCGTGCAGAGGCTTGTCTCCCAGGGCCTCGATCATCGCCCGGAGCCGCTCATCCTTGGTCCCGGCGACCTTTATCCCCAGGCATTTCTCCTCTCCGAACCTCTCCAGGAGGGCCTCGCAGTCCATCTCTGGATAAATCAGGCCGGGTTCAAACCAGCCTGTTACCCTTTTCACCGGCGCGGTTTCGTAGATCCAGGCCCGCTCTATGGGCGACTTCGGAGCCGTCCGCCGCAGCTCCACGCACTTATGGCCGCTGTAAATGCGCTCTGCGTAGCGGTGCTTGGTCGAGAAGATGGCATCAGTCATGAATTTCTTCTCTCAGGGCTATTCATGAAGCGTACAATCCTCAGTCTTCTTTTGCTTTGGGTCCATCTGGCATTTCCGGACAGTCACGACAATTATCAAGGCATTTATAGCAGGGTCCCATTTTGTCTATCAAATCATCCTGTTTTCTTTCTTCATAGTAATCGAAATCTTTGAGAACTGCCGCTTCTGGAATTTGCGTCCATCCCTGTCCGTCAAGATCGTGCGCAATTATGTTCTCAACGCGGGCCGAGATTCGGACCAGATGGGGGATAACCTCGTGGGCTTTCTCGTTATGACAATGAAGCTGTAAGATTATCCGGGTGAAATTCTCATGAGGCACCACTCGAATTATATGTATATACTTAAAACCATGGCCGCAGATGTCGCAAAAGAATGGACCTTCTGGGTAGTGCATTAAGTCAGCCTCTCAACTTTCATCCATCCTCACTCCCTCTGCCTCGCAGGCATTCTGGCATTTCGGCAGGCTTGCCAATCTGGTCTTGGCCTCGCTCTGGTTATGGGCCCAGACAAAGTACTCCCTGAAGTCCTCCCGCTCGACCAGGATGCCCTCCGGGACGGGAGGCCAGCAGAGCGAGACCTCCACATCCTGCACCTTGCCCTGTTGCACAACCACACAGACCTTGAAGGGCAAAAGGCCGCTCTGGAGCAGCTCGCCGAACATATCGACTTCAGCCACCTCAAGCTCAGCCGTCTCGTCTATGGCCATGCGAACGATCTTCAAAACCCGGTCGGCAACCGGCCTGCTGTAGGGTCCATAAAGGCCCTCTGCCTCCTCGCTGGCCACAAAGAATGCCTGCATCACCTGTGCTCCTTGCTCCGGCAGCGGGATTTAGCGGTCATTGGAGGGCACCTCCAGGGTCTTGATGAACCTGGCATGAAGCTTCTCTTTTCCCGGCGTGACTTGCCCCAGGAAGCAGCCGCCGGCCTGCAAGGACCGGATGTGACGCACACCGGAACAGGGGTCCGGATCGTCTCCCTTCGGTCCTCTCTGGCAATAGAGGCAGGGGACATAAGCGCTAAGTGGTTTGGGCATTGTGCATCGTCTCCAGTCTGCGGTCTATCAGAGATTCAGGATCTCCGAAATTGTTCTCCAAGGCCCACATCCTCAGAGCTTCGTGATCATCAACTTTTAGCACACCCATAATCTCACCACGGTTTGGGCGATCTGTCATTCTTATGATTTTAAGACTTTAACTGATGGAATTATGCCTTCTTTGCTTCGGCCTGTTGGGCTTCAAGCTCCTTTACCTTCTCTGCGAGTTTCGTATAGTCGAGCAGCAAGGCTTCTGTAGCATCATCTCTCGTCTTGATCCTGTGATCCATCTGGTAGCCTACCAGGACCTCTTTGGCCTCGTCAGAAAAAGTTACAGATAGTCGGTTTCTTCCCAT